GACAACTTACTGGGAGTGTTGGATTGGGATTTAGCATCTGCTACCAACACAGAAAATACATTTACATCATTGTTTAGTTTTGAATGAAGCTTAGTGACCTTGTTGACTATTTAAACTTGCTGGAACTGCACAGTCATGAACCTGACTGCGCCGCTGCTCGACGAGCGCTGGACAGTGCTGTGTACACTGTGTTGAATCACAACATAAAGTTTGACAATCTCAGTCAAGAAGTTGTGGCTGCTAGAGCCAGCGTAGAAGCATCGCTTAACACATTCAATCTCAAACTGGCTGAAACCAAAACACACATTCAGTTTGAAATAGAAAAACTGCAACCCACTTACTATCAAAACAGCAGTAATCTCTGGGAACACGAAATGTACTATGAAACCAATGAGCATATTCTACAGCGTAGAATGGCCATTGATGGCGAAAGCAATATTTTGTTGCGCAGCCGATTACGACAGTATAGTGACTGGCGTGTGCCTGGAATGATCATCAGACCTGGCCTAGAAAATTTTATTGAAGACTTAGTGCCACTTGATCCTTTGTACATTGTGGATCAAGCACAAGAGTTGGTGGCACCGGCCATTGAAAAATTCACAGTAGAGTATCAACGTAGATTGCGTGTGTACCATGTCAATGACTATCTGGACAAAGAAGTTTTGCGTGAGTTGCCAGATGATCAGTTTGGATTTATTTTTGCCTACAACTATTTTAACTACCGACCCATGGAAGTAATTGATCGTTATTTGGCAGCCACTTACCGAAAACTACGCACCGGCGGCAGTTTTATTTTTACATTCAATGATTGCGATCGTGCTCACGGTGTGGCTCTATGTGAACGCAGTTTTATGTGTTATACCCCTGGTGGTGAAATACAAAAAAGAGCCGAAAAGCATGGATTTGAAATAATTGATCGTCACTTGGGCCTGGGCGACATTGCATGGTTTGAATTGCGCAAACCTGGCAGTGTTACCAGTCTAAGAGGTGGACAAACGTTGGCCAAAATAGTTGTAATGTAACTGTGCGGCCTATATAATAACCTATAGGAGAGTATACAATGAGAGATTATCTTTTAGATTTAGTAGAACACACATATGATCTTGGCTGCATTGACTTGATCAAGATTGTGGGCGATGACAAAGTGACACAAATTGTGGGCATTGCCGAAGACATGAGCGTGGTGGTAGAAGGTGAGTTGAAAAATCCTCACCCTGACTTTATGGGCACTTTTGGTATGCCCAATCTCAACAAGTTAAAAATCTTGTTGAACTTGCCTGAGTACAAAGAAGGTGCCAAACTAGGACTGAGCCGACGCAGTGGTGGAGAGCCCGATGGCATCAACTTTGAAAATGCCACAGGTGACTTTAAAAACAACTATCGCTTCATGGCCGAAGCCATTGTGACTGAAAAGCTCAAGACTCCCAAGTTCAAAGGTGTAAACTGGCACATCAATTTTGAGCCCACTGTGGCTGGCATTCAACGTTTGCGTATGCAGGCACAAGCCAATGCTGAAGAACCACATTTTCAAGCCAAGACCGAAAACGGTGACTTGAAGTTTTTCTTTGGTGATCATTCAACACACGCTGGTAACTTTGTGTTCCAGGCTGGGGTGAATGGTCAGTTGAAACGTGCTTGGTCGTGGCCTGCTCAACAAGTCATGAGCATCCTAGCACTCACAGGGGACAAGACCATGCGCATCAGTGATGATGGTGCTGCCAAGATCACTGTGGATTCTGGCTTGGCTGTTTATAACTACATCTTACCAGCACAAAGCAAGTAATGACTGAACCAGTAGTTCAAGACAACCTCACTGCCAAGCAGAGTGACTATGCTGTATTCTTGCCAGCCATCAGCGGGTTCTATGCTACGTTTGTAGGCAGGCAACGAAATGAACACTATGTCGATCCAGCACGATTTCCTCAAGGCCTTACTGATATGGAGCAGCTTAACTGGCTTAATTCCAACAAAGCTCTATTCCCGTATAAGTGGAGCCTATATTCCGGAGGCCACGCTAACCTTGATCTTGCAAAGCAGGATTGGTCGGAAGACATGGTCCGTAACCGAGAAGCCGGCACATTTATTCTCGGAGACTCAGGCGGTTTCCAGATTGCTAAAGGCTTGTGGGAAGGCGATTGGAAAGCCAACTCAGGTTGTGCTAAAGCTCAAAAGAAACGAAGTCTAATTCTCAACTGGTTAGACAATGTTGCCGACTATGGTATGATTCTTGATATTCCAACTTGGGTTATCCACGACAAGAAGTCTAGTCAAGCTTGTGGCATCACCACACTTGATCAAGCGTTTGAAGCCACAAAGTTCAACAACGAGTACTTTATTGCCAATCGTCGGGGTCGAGACAACGGCGGTGCCAAGTTCTTGAATGTGTTGCAAGGTGACAATCACACGTCAGCTGAAACATGGTATCAGGAAATGAAAAAGTTCTGTGACCCTGCACAGTATCCTGGGCGTCACTTTGATGGTTGGGCCATGGGTGGTCAGAACATGTGTGACGTGCACCTGGTGCTCAAGCGTCTAGTAGCACTACGCTATGATGGTTTGTTGCAAGAAGGCATACATGACTGGATGCACTTCTTGGGCACCAGCAAACTGGAGTGGGCAGTGTTGCTCACTGTTATTCAACGAGCTGTGAGAAAATATGTCAACCCTGCGTTTACTATCTCTTTTGATTGTGCTAGTCCATTCCTTGCAACGGCGAACGGGCAAGTCTATTTTGAAAACGTTTTTCCAAACGATGGCAAGTGGAGCTACCGAATGGCGCCATCAGCAGACGACAAAAAATACTCCACCGACACCCGGCCCTGGAGCCAAGGAGTAGTCACAGACGGCATCTATCCTAACTGGACCAACAGTCCCATCAGTGACATGTTGACAATGAAGGATATTTGCATCTACAAACCTGGCGACCTAAATAAAAACGGAAAAGAAGGCAAAACATCGTGGGATAGTTTCTCTTATGCTTTGCTCATGGGTCACAATGTTTGGATGCACTTGACTGCTGTGCAAGAGGCCAATCAGCGTTTTGATCGCGGAGAACATCCGGCCATGATGCGTAGAGATGGTGGCGACTATGCCTATTTCGAAGACATTGTGGAGGCCATTTTTGCCGCACCGGATAGACAAACTGCCGAAGATGTCATACAATCATACTCAAGCTACTGGATGCAAATTGTTGGTACCAGAGGATTCAAAGGCAAAAAGACCATGAACGCTCGTACTCAGTTCAACGCATTGTTTAGCTTTGAAGAGCCAGATTCTGACCCAGAGGATTTGGATGTTGATAAACTCAATCAGTTAGAGGATTCGCAATGAATCGAGCAGGACATGAAAATGTCAACTTTTTTGTAGGCACTGAAATTGAACACACGCCACTAAAGGGCAAGGTCACAATGTTTGTGGTTGGGTTGCAAGACAACGACCAACTGAACTGGCACATTGGTGAGTACAATCAAAAGCATCGTGAACCAATCACACACATTTACTTTGGTGCCAATCACAGTTTCCCCAACCCCAACATCAATGACAGCGAAACCTGGGATGCCTGGGAACGCATGGTACAGTATTGGTTGGATCGTGGATACTGGTGCACCTTGGATTTTGATGTTGCATCAACAGAAGGACTGTGTGAGTCTGCCTTGTGCGAGCATGCTCAGTTTGTGCCCATGATATCAGTCAAACTACCATACATCAAATTGCTAGGCTACAATGCCACAATCAAACTAGACGATCGAGATTTTTCTGCAACCAATCCTGGAGTATGGTGCCATAGCCTACATGATCTCATGGATCGTGGCGCATTTACTTCCTGGGCTGAATACACAAAGGACACTGTTATCAAATGAATCAAAACGAACGTGACACCATAGAAAGAGTCAAACAACATGCTCAACGCCGAATCTGGGTTACTTTTCAAAAGGAAGGCATTCATTGCTATCCGGCTGCGGCAACTGATCCAGCGTTGGCCACAGGCGATGAATACGATGTGTCTTTCCTTGGTACTCCTCATCGTCACATTTTCCACTTCCGGGTGTGGATTGATGTTGTACACAATGATAGAGACATTGAATTCATCCAGTTCAAGCGATGGCTCGAAAACCTCTACAAAGAAGGAACCATCCAACTTGACTACAAATCATGTGAAATGATGGCAGACGATTTGTATTTGCAAATCGCCGCAAGGTATCCTGGACGCTCAGTCTGGATTGAGGTCTCCGAAGATGGTGAAAACGGAGCTCTTATCAAGTATGAAACTCACCGCCCCTCCCTCTCTGTTAATATCTAAAGGAAAATAAAATGGGAAAACCCACACTCCGCTCTAACCCTCGTGTGGCTGAGATCTTTGATCATCTTGAGCAGTTCCAAGAGTTCTGCCAGGACTACGGCTATCGCTACAACGAGGCCGATTTGTATAACTTCAAGAGTTATGCATGGCAACAATTCAACAAATACGCACAAGTCAAGAAGGCCAAGAACATGTGGGACGAGGACACTCGCAGATTAGCAGGCAGGTTTTAATGTCAGCCGCAAGAGAACCGGACCAAGCGGAATTTGACCTAGAACGCTTTATCAACTTGTTTGATGAAGCACTGACCAGTAAGGATCCCAGAGTGATTGAGACACTGCGTAGTCTCATGATGATTGTGAC